TTATCTATCTACTAACGGATTAAATCTAACCGCATCCTGCAAGTAATCCGGTGCAAGATGCGCATAAGTCATGGTTTGCAAAATATTGGAATGGTCGAGTATCTTTTGCAGCGTCAAAATATTGCCGCCGTTCATCATAAAATGACTTGCAAAGGTATGCCGTAATGCATGGATTGCCTGACCTTTTGGCAAATCAGGTGCAATCTCTTTAAGCAACTGTCGCACCAGCAAATAATCAACATCTGGGTATACCTTTCCGTTTCCTTTTGCTTTTAGTTCTTTAAACAATTCCGCCGAAATTGGTACAGTTCTATTCCTTGAGCTGACTGAAGCGGTCAGAGTGACGGCGGTTAACAACCAATTAGCGTTAACCCACCTTGACGAACCCGCCGATCCACGTAGCGATATGCTGGCAGCTTGGGAACGCGCCGCCGCGAACACCCCTTGGGCGGGCTGATATCGCGCACAGCCAAAAATGACTGTGTTGGCCACAGACGGAAAGAGGCACTATGGATAACGAATTTCAGGAACTGGAACAGTATTTACAACGCCTGATGAATCGCGGGAAATCGGGCGCACGGCACAAACTGAGCCGCGATATCTCCATCACCTTGCGCCGTAGTCAGCAACAACGGATTCGCCAACAATTAAACGCGGACGGCACCCCGTATACCAAACGTAAAGACAACGTGAAAACCGTGCAAAAACGCCTGCGATTTATTTACCAAGGCACGGTGCGCGACCTGAAAAACTGGTCAGGCAATAAGCGCCAGATCACCGGTTGGGATAATGACCGTAACGCTATCCGCACCTTTAACCGCGTGGATATTGACCGGTTTTTATCGGTTGAAGCTGAAGCCACCACCAAACGCACCAGTAAAAAGCAGCCGATGTTTCGCCGCTTACGTAATGCCACCTTTCTGCGCCTTCAAGCCATGCCCGATTCCGCCGGTGTTGGTTATACCGGCGTTGCGGCTAAAATTGCCCAGGTACACCAATACGGCGGCACCGATCAGGTAAACCCCTATGTAAAAGCGGATTACCCCGCCCGTCAATTGCTCGGCATCACATCCAAAGATAGCGATAACGTGCTCAGTCAGGTGTTTGACTTCATCGCCCGCGGCTAACATTACGCTGGGATGAAAAACTCCGCTGGATCGCGTATATTTGTTTTATCTGCATGTCTATATGCACTACTGGGGATCGTAATGGCTAATGTAATGACCAGTCTGGCTGAGAAAAAACAATACTTTGACCGTGTAAAATTAGATAACTACCGGGAAAGTATGCGTTTGGAAGGTCTGAACAGCAGTAATCACGTTCTGCCCGCCTCAAAACATGAAAGAGATCGGTTGAAACAAAGCCTGATGAATAAATACGCGGCTAAAACCCAACAAGGTTCTCTGTGATAAGCGATAAATATGGCGATGGGCCAGATCCTTATACTTATCCGAACAGCCAGGTATTAATTAATAAATTTGACATTACTGATGACAGCCAGTTTATTGAAATGGAACAAGATTTCTCCGAGCTGGCGATTATGGATATCGAGTTTAGTCCTCCGCCCTATGATTTACTTTACTGGCGTTCACTCCACCAAGCCTTATTTGGTGATATTTATCACTGGGCTGGGGAACTTCGCACCATTGATATCGCCAAAGGAACGACCCGTTTCTGTCATATCAATCGTATCAAACCTGAATCAGACCGAATGTTTAGCCAATTGGCACAAGAAAATTATCTTGTTGGCCTACCCTATGACTCACTGATTGTAAAACTGGCTGAGTATTACTCCGACTTGAATGTTATTCACCCTTTCCGTGAAGGCAATGGCCGGGCACAGCGGCTGCTGCTCGAACATATTGTTATTAACTGTGGCTTTAAAATATCCTTTGCTGGCGTAAATCCTGATGAATGGATTCAGGCCAATATTGACGGCTACCATTGCCGCCACCAACGAATGATTGAGCTATTTTCCCGCTGCGTTAGCTAGTCCCCGTACTCACCGGTCACACACCTAAATATTGTCACAGCTCCCCTACAACTGCCGCGCGTTGCACCCCTGCCCACGCGCGTAAACAATACCGTTACGCTGAATAACGAGTATTGACCGCCATGACCAACGCCGAAATCTATCGCCTACTCATGAACCTGATCCGTTTCGGTATCGTGGAACAGGTGGATTTAACCCTTGATCCGCCCAAAGCCCGCGTGCGCTGCGGTGAATTGCTGACCGATTGGTTGCCGTGGTCTGTTCGCCGCGCCGGAAATGCCCGCACATGGTGGTCGCCGTCCAAAGGGGAACAGGTCATTATTCTGGCTGCTGGCGGCGAGTTGTCCGCCGGGGTGATCATTGCTGCCCTGTATCAAAAAAGCGCTCCCGCACCGATGAACACCACCAATACCCAGCACACCACCCACTCCGATGGCGCGGTGACTGAATATAATGCTGACACTGGCACACTGAAGGCCATCGGCATTAAAACGGCCACTCTTGATGCGAGCGAATCCATCCATGCCACCGCGCCAGAAATCACCTGTACCGCCTCGGTCAAAATCACACTGGATACACCGCTTGTGGAATGCAGCCACCACCTGAAAACAGCCACACTTTCCGTCACTGAAGGCGGAAGCATGCACGGTGATATCACCCACAGTGACGGGAATTTTTCGTCAAATGGTGTAACGATCCACACCCATCGTACAGCTGGCACGATATTACGGTCGGAAAACTGGTCGCCAGTATTGCTTCGCGCTACAACCTGAAAGCCGGAGTCAGTGAGGATTTAGGCAAGATAGAGATCGACCACGCCGACCAGACCAGCGAGTCAGATATCAGCTTTTTAACCTGCATGGCGGAAAAACTCGGCACAATTACCACCATCAAAAACGGCATGTTGCTATTTATGCATCCGGGGCGCGCGGTATCCCAAAGCGGCAAGCTGTTACCGGCTATCACCATCACCCGCGCCAGCGGTGACAAACACAGCTTTCGGGTGGCTGACCGGGACGCCTACACTGGCGTAACCGCCTACTGGCTGGATCTGAATTTTGGCAAACCCAAAAAAACCACCGTCAAACGTCGCCGCCGAAGGAAAACCGTAACACCCGCCAAAAAAGCGAAGGAACCGGCATCAACCCGTAAAGAGGGTGGGTATCTGGAAGGTGTAGAGGGGAATGTTTTTGTGATGCGCGAAACGTTCAAGACAGAACGGGCAGCACGTCGCGCCGCTGGCGCGTGGCCGTGCCGATTTGTTTCCGGAGCTGCACGCCAACATACAAGGCTTTAAGGCTGAAATTGATCAGGCCGATTGGGTGATTACCTAGGTGACTCACACTATCGGCGATAACGGCTTTACGACGGATTTGAGTTTTGAGGTAAAAATCGGGAATTGGGAAATGGCGGAGGAAGGAAGCTAATCGGATTAAGGCTATTTAGCCATTGAATAGGTTATACTTTCGTCAAGCAAGAACGGTTGGAGAATTATTATCATGATGTCATGCCCACAATGTGGTGCCGTCACCCGCACCCGAACCAGCAGAATGATAACTAATAATACAAAAGAAAATTATCACCAATGCCAAAACCTGCTTTGCAGTTGTACCTTCACCACGCTGCAATCAGTCGATAAAATCCTGTCCCGCCCCAGCCGTAATAACACCGCAACCCTACCCCGCGATCTGTTTCTGCCGGGGCACTTGGGTGACGACCAGTTTGATCTGGGTTTTTGATACTCCCCCCGCTTTTAATCAGCCTACCGCGTGCGGGCTTTTTTGTTTGACTCAGGATCTCTTCTAATGGATTGCTAACCTATTAATCATTACAATCAGTTAAGTGTTAAAACCACTGAGCTGAAGTTAGCATATTAAAAACAAAATGAAATCAGTACGACTTGTGAGTCCACACAATGAGGTGCCTTGCTGAGCCTCTCAGCAAATTCAGTGCGCTGATTATGATTGTCTTTGAAATTTAGAAGGATTACACATTATGTCAAACATGGTTTTTTGCCGTGGGTGCGGTAAAGAAATACATGAATCAGCAAGAGCTTGCCCAAGTTGTGGTGCAACTCAAAAAGTTACGGGCGAGAGAAATCGTATGGTTGCGGCTCTTCTGGCATTTTTTCTTGGCGGATTTGGCGCGCACAAATTTTATCTAGGTAAGATTGGACAAGGGTTCTTATATCTCATTTTTTGCTGGACATTCATTCCCGCGATTATCGCTTTCATTGAATTCATTATTTATCTTTGCAATTCAGATGAAGAGTTTGCCCGAAAATACGGTTAA